AAGCTTGATCCCAGCACCGTCCTTCATGAATCAATCCACCGAGGCTTCGAGATTGTTCGTCAACGTTCAGAGGAAGGAAAGAAACTTCTAAAAGAACTCGGTACTGAAGAAACAGTCACTCGTTGGGTGATGCATAGTATGGCTGGCGATCCTGAGGCAGGTGCTGTGGGTGAGGCGAACGCCAAGCAACGTGAACATGCCATCTCAATCTTTGGTGCCCAAACCAGTTACGCCAAAGACAGACGAGACAAGCTCGCTCAAGTCATGGAAATCGCGGCCGAACTACACAAAGAACAACGCCCCGGAGGGCCCCGATGATCACCACCCCTGCTGACGTCGCCTATAAACAATTCGTCATGGGCCGACTCATCGGCATGCGCACCAATCGCTTCTCATGGTGGACCCATTGGCGCGAACTCGCGGACTACTTCCTCCCGCGTCGCTACCGCTGGCTCATCACCCCCAACATGCAATCCCGCGGCACCCAAATCAACCAACACATCCTCGATTCCTCCGGGGTGATCTCCGCGCGCAACCTCGCCTCTGGCCTCGTCTCCGGCAAATCCTCCCCAACTCGCCCGTGGTTCAAGTTCAAAATCGGCCGCGAGGACAACACCCAAACCACCCCACGTTCCCTTTGGCTTGCTGAGTGTGAACGCCTGATGTACCTCGTCTTCCACGAATCAAACTTCTACAACTGCATCGCCACGTTCTACTACGACCTTGTAATCTTCGGCACCGCTGCGATCCTCGAATACGAAGACTTCGAGGACGTTGTCCGGTTCTACAACCCTTGCGCAGGGGAATACTACGTTGACATCAACGGCAAATACCAACCAGTAATCTTCTACCGTGAATTCACAATGACCTGTTCCGCGGTTGTTGATGAGTTCGGCTATGCCAACTGCTCCACCTCCGTACAAGGTCTCTTTGACACCAAATCCGGCGCCAACCTCACCAAAGAAATCACCGTCGCCCATGCCATTGAACCCAACAACGACGGTCGCGCAGCTGAGTTCGGTGTCCCAGAACACTTCGCCTACCGCGAAGTCTATTGGGAATGGGGCGGTTCAGGCTCACCCCAAGGCGGCGGCACCACCGCAATCGGCTTCCTTCGCAAGCGCGGGTACTTCGAACAAATGGCAATCGTCGGTCGATGGGACTTAGTCTCCAACGATCCCTACGGCCGATCGCCGGGGATGGACGCGCTCCCTGACCAAAAGCAACTCCAACTTGAAACCCGGCGCAAAGCCCAAGCCGTCGACAAGATGGTCAATCCCCCATTGGTGGCAGATGTCCAACTCAAAAACCAACCCGCTTCTCTCCTCCCGGGCGGCATCACCTACGTCACCGGCTACTCTGCCTCCGGCAAACCCGGCTTCTCCTCCGTCTACGATACTAAATTTCCCGTTAATGAAATCTCCGAAGACCTCAAAGAAGTCCGCGAGCGAATCGCGAAAACGTTTTTTAACGATGTTCTTCGGACCGCCAGCCAGTATGAAACCCGATCCAACGTCACCGCCGTCGAATGGGATATGCGGAAGTCTGAGTCTTTGGTTATGCTTGGTCCTGTTCTTGAGCGTATTGATAACGAGGTCCTGAAACCCATCATCGAACGTACCTTCGCGGTGATGGCCCGTGCCGGGATCTTCCCGCCTTCCCCGCCTGAACTCGCAGGCAAAAACATGGAGATTGAATTCGTTTCCATGCTCCAACAGTCCCAACAGGCCGCGGCCTCAGCCGGTATCGAGCGTCTTCTCTCCCTCGCCGGTAACCTCGCCGCCATCGACCCGGCCGCAATGGACAACATCGACGTAGACTACGCCCTTGACAATTTCAGTTACCTACTAAACAATAGTCCTAAGTTGATCCGCTCTCCCGAACAGCTTGTTGAAATCCGAACCAATCGCCAACGACAGCAGCAAATGGCCGAACGCGCACAGCAAGCTGAACAACTCGCCAAGGCGGGGAAGAACCTCTCCGAGACCAATGTCGGTGGCGGCATCAATGCCCTTCAAGCCATGGGAGGAGTTGCCCCATGAGACGCTGTCCCCTAAAGTCTTGGCTCCTCCGAATCCTTCTCAGGCATCGCCGCCATGCCCTATAACGCTGCCAATCGCAAAGACATCCGTGCCGCGGAGAAGGTTTCCAAACACCTCTCCTCAATGGAACGTGAGGTGGTCGCGGGGATCATGTCGGTTGCCAATGGTCGCCAGTGGGTCTATTCCCAACTATCTCGCTCAGGGATATTCCGCACCGCCTTCGCGCCCGATGCCTTAATGATGGCCTACAACGAAGGCCTTCGCTCCGAAGGCGTCCTACTCTTCAACGACATCATCACCTACTGCCCTAACTATTTCATCACAATGCTGGAGGAAGAAAATGCCCGAAACGCCGCTGCCGAACGACCCCGCGAGCAGAACACCGGACGGGACGATATTGGATCAGACCCCGACGCTTACCCCGACGGAGACCCCGAGCCCGGCACCGGCGCCAGCGTCAACTGATCCGACCCCGGCTCCTGCCCCTGCTCCGGAAACCCTCCTCACAACCAAAACCGAACCCACTTCGGCGCCGGAGAAATATGACGATTTCAAACTCCCGGAAGGCGTGGAGATCAAAGCCGAAACCCTCAAGTCGGCACAGGAACTTTTCAAAAGCCTGAACCTGCCCCAAGCCGCGGCTCAGTCCCTGATCGACTTCCACACTGCCCAACTTACCGAACTCGCCAATGCCCCGATCGAGGCCTACAACCGCCTCCGGGAAGAATGGCAAACCACCGCTAAGGCCGACCCTGAGATCGGTCCGAAGCTTAATCAAATCCGCGAGAATCTCGGCCGTGCCTACGATGCTGTTGGCAACCCGAACCTCGTCGCCGAATTCAAATCGGCAATGAACCTAACCGGCGTCGGCGACAATCCCGCGTTTATCAAATTCATCAACGCACTCGCCACGAAGATAATCGAACCGCGACATGTGTCCGCAGGTGGACCCTCTTCCGTCGCTGCGCCAAACTCGGCGTCGCCCACCGCAGCGAAAGCATTCTACCCTAACCTCTAACCCTGCCCCAGAGGGGCTGAACAGCATGGCTCAGAAGGGTTCGTTGTCCATCTATCCCATTTCTCTATCTCCTAAGGAGCCTTAAATGGCAATTATCGGCAATACTGCCCTTACCTACGCAGACTGGGCCAAGCGCGTTGACGACCAGAAGATCGCGGTCATCATCGAGCTTCTCTCCCAAACCAACGAAATCCTTGACGACATGATGGTCGTTGAAGGCAATCTCCCCACGGGCCACAAGACCACGGTCCGCACCGGCCTCCCTCAGGCCACTTGGCGCTTGCTGAACGCTGGCGTCCCGAACGCAAAATCCACCACCGCGCAGATCGTTGACACCTGCGGTAACCTCGAGACCTACGCGGTTATCGACAAGGACATCGCCGACCTGAACGGCAACACCGCCGAGTTCCGGCTTTCCGAAGTCCGTGCGTTCTTGCAGGGAATGTCGCAGCAGGTTGCCAAGGCTCTCATCTACGGCAACCAGCACATCAACCCGGAGCAGTTCACCGGCCTCACCCCGCGATACTCCACCCTCACTACTGCTAACTCCCAGACCGCGGCCAACGTGATCTCCGGTCTCGGTGCCACGGCGACGTCGCAGACCTCCCTTTGGATCGTAACTTGGGGCAATGATACCCTCCACGCGACGTTCCCGAAGGGCAAGATCACCGGTCTTCAGCACCGTGATATGGGTGAATGGCCGATCTCCGACTCGCTCGGCAATACCTATCAAGCCTACCGCGACCATTTCAAATGGGAAATTGGTCTCGTTCAGCGCGATTGGCGTTACGCGGTCCGCATCTGCAACATCGATGTCGCGGCTCTTCAAACCGGCTCGGCAGCGAACCTTATCAACCTGATTGTCCGTGGCCTCTACCGCATGCCCACGGCGCCGTCCGGTGCGACGACGATCCAGACCTCCGACACGCCGGCCATCCGCGCCGACATGGGCCGCACGGTTATCTACTGCAACCGTACCCTTCGAACCTACCTCGATCTTCAGGCGATGAACAAGACCAACGTTCTTCTCCGCATCGAGGAGTTCAACGGCATGCCTGTCACGACCTTCCGTGGCATCCCGGTTCGCACCTGTGACGCGATCCTCAACACCGAAGCGGTTGTGACCTAACCCCCATTCGAAAGGATTACTTCCATGATTCTCGACGCACTTCAGTGCTTTACCCGCGATCCGGTGCCCGCTAACAATCCTACCGGTTCGTTTATTCAGACGGTTACTGCAACCGCGGTCAGTACCAACGTACTCGACTACGGTGTCATCTCCGGTATCCCGTCCTCGGCTGCCGGCGGCGGCGCTCGCGATATGGGTGTCGGCCACTACGAACTGAAACTTCTGGTCCAGACCTTGGGCGGGTTCATCGGCGCCAACACGCTGACGATCACGATCCAAGGCGCCCCTGACAACGGCTCCGGCGCTCCGGGTGGTTATGTGGATTGGTGGGCATCCCCCGCCTATGCACTCGCCACGTTGAACACCGTCGGCGCGCGGTTGCTCGAGATGGATTTCCCGCGTCCACCGGCTGGTGTTGTGGTTCCCCGGTTCGTCCGGTTGAACTTCACCGCCTCCACCGCGTTCACCGGCACGGGCGGCCTCCAAGCCTTCGTTCTCGTCGATCGTGACGACGCGATGTACAACTCGACCAACAACGCGATCATGGGTGGCTACGCGCCCGGCATCGTCATCAACAACTAAGGACCAGCCAAATGAAAAGAGCACTCTTCTTCGGTTTGGCTCTTTGGGTGATGGGGGCTACGGCCCCCAACGCTCAACCGGTCCAACTTCAGTCCCTCACCGGGAACGAGACCGCAGTCCTCACCAACCCCTCCGGCTCTTCCCAACCGGCGTCGGTTCAGCTTCTTCGCGGGACAACCGCCACGCGAACAGCGGCGTCGGGTAACTTCATCGGGGTTGCGGGGGATACTTACTTCGTTTACACCGCAGGGTCACTGACCGTGACCGGCACCCTCCCTAACCCGGCACCGGACGGAGACACTTTCTTCGTTTGTAACGGCTCGGGCACGGCGGAAACCTCAGTCGGGGTAACGGCTCCGACCACCCCGCAGAACCAAACCCTTGCCACCGCCGTTACCGGTGTGGCGCTGGCCGCGAACACCTGCCTTCGGTTCAACTTCGTTCTTTCTACCCTCACTTGGTACCGGACCCAGTAACCCTTGGCTGGGAGACTAACTCTCTCCCAGCCGTCCTACTCCCTAACCAAAGGCCTTGTCCAATGCGTAAGCCCCTCCTCCTAGCCCTAGGCTTCAGCGTCGCGCTTGGCGCTGTGGCTTGGGCACAGTCATTCTCAATGCCACCGCCCGCAGGTGTTTCCGTTGGAGGTTGTATTTACAACGCAACCCCGCCAACCCTCACGACCGGCCAGACTGGCTTCGTCCAATGTGGACCGAATGGCACAACCGCTACTTCCACCCCCGCGGTTGCGGCCATCAACTCCGGCGCATCGGCGGTCTCTGGCACGGTTCTCAAAGCCACCCCCGGCAGTCTCCTCTCCCTCACCGTAGACAACGGCGCTACCGCTGGGTGGGTGATGATCTTCGACTTCGCCACCGTCCCCGCTGACGGCGCAACCGGCGCCTCGCTCAAATGGTGCTTCCCCGTTCAAGCCTCCTCCGGCGTTGCCTCCTCCTGGCCGGTGCCCCTCTCGATGGCCGTGGGTATCTCGGTGGCGTTCTCCTCCACAACCTGTTCGTCCAAAACCGCTTCTGCTACCGCGTTTTTCTACGCACAGATTCAGTGAGGCGAGGATGAAACGCATCCTCCTCACTCTCCTCGCCATCACCCTAACCTCCGCCGTAGCACCGGCCCAGATCGCCAATACTCCCGGTGTTTCCTACACCTTTGGAGTGTATACGCCAGTTCTGGTTGGATGCAGTACGACGCCAACATTCGGAACAGTACCGCTGTCTGGTGGTTGGGTGAAGATTGGCAATCTTATGATTGTCAATATCTCTGCTCAAAATACAACTGGTGGTACAGCAGGTGCTGGTGGCGGTTTGAGCATTTCGCTACCTGCGCCAATCCGCGCTAATGCTTTGTCGATACGGTCAGTAGTAGGCACCGGACAAGATGGAGCTGATGAAGTTATCCTCTCTGCTGGATTGCTGGCGAGCGGAGTTAATGGAGTACTGTACTATACTACTGTCAGTGGAAGTAAAACCAATGAAGTTCCGTTTACTTGCAGTCAACTGGCTGCTGCTGGCAGAGCACTAACCTTGCAAATAATGTATCCTACTGATTAACCACGAAAGGACTACCCCTATGCCCCGTTGGCGCTTACTCGGCAAACACTACGTCCGCATCGAAGGTACGGAATGGGAGTTCAGACAAACCTCCCAACTGACCGGGAAGCAGCACAAACAAGTTCTGTCCGTCCCGCGATACCTCGATCCCGAAGACCCGAACGACTGTAACTATCCCGGTGAGATTATCGTCGCGATCGCGCCCGGCGCACTTCCCAACGATCTCATCCTCCTCGACGAGCCGAGTTTTGAAATGGAGCCTATCGACGAAGCTGCGATGAAGATCACCGCCAAGATGCGCGCGGGGAGACCCGGTTGGGACCGTGATCCGTTCGATGAACTTCCCACGACAATGGATGAATCTTCGGCGCCGGCCGCAACCACTCGGAGGGCGTGATGAAAGACGAACTCAACGTGCAAGACAAGAGCGGGGCTGTACTAGCAGCGGCCCTCACCGTTCACGAACCCGCCGCAGCCGAGGGGCACTTCACCGTCGAGTGTTACGACGCCGAGGGCCGGTTGAAGTGGTCCGACACGATCGACAACCTTGTCGTGACTGTCGGAAAGAACCTTGCGCTCGATACTTATCTTTCGGGTTCTGCCTACACTGTCACCGGGCCGTTCATGGGTCTTGTATCGAACGTCGGCTTTTCTGCCTACGCCATAACCGACACCATGCTCTCCCACCCCGGTTGGACCGAGGCCGGCGCGATCAACGCTCCGACCTATTCCGCACCGCGTAAGACAGTCTCTTGGACCCCGGCATCGCTCGGCACCAAGACCTCCACCACGACCGTTTTCGGTATCACCGGCTCGGGTACGGTGAAGGGTTGTTTCATCGTCTTCGGTTCCGGCGCGACTTCCACAATCGACTCCACCGGCGGTACGCTCTATTCCGCGGGCAACTTCACCGGCGGCGATAAGATCGTGGCGAACTCCGACACCCTCAATGTCACCTACGCAACTTCGTTGTAAGGAACCGTTCCATGATCGTTGTCGGTGTCCAGCCCTTAGCCAGCCCGTTCGTAGGCAATGGCGAGTTAATCATCAACGGTCAATCAACCGGCAGTCTTCGTTGGATGCCGGTTGATGAGCTTGTTTCTTTAATCAACACCTTTTCTGGTGATGTAGTGGCGTCACTCACCAGTGAAGGTTGTTTGGAACTTTCTTCCGACAAGTCCTTTACCGTCACTGGGAACCAAGATGTTCTTGATGTGATAGGGATCGTATGAGGCTTTGATGATTCTTGACCATTCTGGCACCGAGTATCGTAGTGGCCGATTGATTAAGCCGAAAGGTTTACTCTATCGCCAATCCCCTATGACTTGGTGGGAACAACAGGGTTATGAAATTGTCTATCAGATCACGGCATATAAGAAAGGGACGAAAGACGCTATTTGGCGAGGACGTATTTATGATTTTGTCAAAGCGTTACGGTTTTGGACCGCGTTATCTGAAGGAAGTCTTGTCCCAAATGAGTGGGATATTCCAACTCCAATGTGGCATCCGGGGCTGACAGATGTTGAATATCATTTTATTGTCGTTCAGTATTTCGGTCCCGGCGCTGGAACATTTACCGTCCCAGCAGGTTATTTTGATAATGTGGATTGGGTACTTTGTGCCGGTGGCGGTGGTGGTGCTGTAGGCTCCGCTGGTGGCGGCGGCGGTGTCGTATTTGGAACTACTCCTGTTCCGTTAGCATCTTACGCTTGGAACATTGGTACTGGCGGTGCCGGTGGTTCCGGCGGTGATGCTGTTCAGGGCGTTAATTCTACATTTGCATTAACCGGAACGACAGTTCTTGGTGGTGGACGGGGCGCGGATCAGGGTACTACCGCTGGAGGTTATGCGGGCGGATGTGGTAGTGCTGCTCGATGGAACGCTGTAAACGTTGGTGGCGCTGGTACAGCAGGACAAGGTTTTGCTGGTGGAAATCTAACTACAAACGTTTCACCGTTCCCTACCGCTGGTGGCGGTGGCGCAGGCGCTGTCGGCACCTCTGTCAGTGGTGGCACACCGTCAGGTATTGGCGGTGCCGGTAAAGTATGGTCGGTTACGGGTATCACTCTTGGCGGTGGGGGAGGTGGAAATGCCTGTGTTCAGGGAGCTACTGCGGCTGCGGGAGGTATTGGCGGCGGCGGTGGTGGTGGAGGGGGTGGTGGTACGGTGCCCGGCGGCGCTGGCGGTACGAATACTGCAGGTGCTAATCCAGGCTTGCCGGGCACAAGTGGTTCGTCGGGTGTTGGTGGCACTGGTGGCGCTGGCGGTGCTAACACTGGTGGCGGTGGTGGAGGGGGCGGCTCTGGCGGTGGATGGACCAGACCTTTCGGCGGCGCTGGCGGCACAGGGCTACTTGGTGTTGCCTATGAACCCGTTCCAGTTGGGCAAATTATTCTTTGAGGTTCCATGATGAACTATAAAGAAGGCGAACTTATCATCGACAATCGGCACTCCGGCGGAACGCTATTCGAGGCCGCGACGATCACCTGTTCCCATTGTCAAGCCCAGATCATCCGTAATCCCGCGCGGAAGCGCGAACGGACCTTCTGTCGAAAGTGTGATCGGTACATCTGCGATCATTGCGCCGGGACCG